CCGCAGCGCATGCGCGTGCAGAAGATGCGGGGTCCCGTGCCGCGCGGTGAGAAAGCCCGCATGGCAGGGATAGCTCGTCTCGGCAAAGACCAGGATGTCGCCCGGCCGCGCGTCGGGCAGTGCGACTGGATCCAGCGCACGGGCAAATTCCTCCAGCAACCTCGTACCGCTGGCACGCCGGTCATAGCCCGTCACATCGTGATGCGGCACGCCGAGCGCATCTGCGACGACGATCAGTAGCCCGATGCAGTCCACGCCTGCCGGCCCGCGGCCCTGATGGCGCCAGCGCGCCCCGATCCAGCGGCGTGCTTCGGCAACGATCTCCTCAGCGCGGATTGGTTCATTGGGCACTGGTTCACGGTACATTGGCTCACCGTGCATTGGGCGTCTCCGTCAGCTTGTCGGCCCCCGGCACGAAGGGATCGCCCCGGAAATTGAGTACGTTGTCGAAGCGATCTATGCAGGTGGAGAGCCGCTTGTCGCAGCCCGGATAGATCTCGAACGCGTCCCCCGTCCCGACCGGGAAGGGTGGCGGGAAGGCCAGCACCAGATCGCCGGTCGACAAACTGGACCCTCTCACCTCGATGGCCCGGCCGCTGTTCTGCCCCGAGGTGAAGCGGATCACGCCGCCCGCGAACCAGTCATCGGGTTTGCCCTCCACGTCGATCGCCGCCGTGAACGACAGCGCATCGAGCGGTGCGGTGACAAGGCCCGGTCGCGTCCATTGCGGGTCACTGATCGCCACCCCGCAGCGCGCATCGCCGAGATCGGCGCGGCAGTCGGGCGTGTAGGGCTCGATCAGCCGCTGTGCGAGCACCTGGGACATGCCGCGCAGCTCGGTGCGCCACTGGCCCTCGCTCGACAGCATCACTTCGCCCAGCCAGCCGCGGCGCAGGCGGAGGGTGCCCTGCGACGGATCCTGCCAGTTGACCACGAAGATCCGCACCTCGGCCCCGTCATAGAGCCCGGCGCGCAGCGCGTCCGCCTCGAGCCCGGCATCGTCGAGCACGCCCTCGAGATCGACATTACCGACCGCAAGCCCCGCCTCGGAGGCCACGGCGGTGCGCGAATAGCCCGCGCGGGCGCGATAGATCTCGCCATCGACCGCGAGATCGCCATCGTGATCGGTGGCGCGAAACACCACACCGTCGCGGCGCGCCAGCCGCCAGCAGGTGGCCAGCGTGAGCACATCGCCCTCGAGATGCGCGGCCAGTTCGGGGGACACTGTCTTCATTCGCGGATCTCCACCACGGTGATCCGGCCCCATTGCTGCATCTCGAAGGTCTCCACGGTGAGATCGGCGGCATCGGTGTCGAACCGCGCCGGTACGTCGAACTCGTAGTCGGCTGTGACCGCGACGCCCTCAATCGGCGGTGTCGAGAACGTCACCAAGCCCGTCGCGTGATCGACGGAGACGCCATTGGTCACCTCAATACCGTCACGATAGACCGTGACCGTGCCACCGACCGGGCGCGTGATCCGGCGCTCGTGCACCACGCCACCGCTGTCATAGCGCCGCACCAGTTGGAACGCGGTCCGTTCTCCGTCGCCCGTCCCCAGCAACTGCCCAGCCGCCCGGAAATCCGTCCAGTCCCGGAAGCGGAACCCGTGCGCGCGTCCGCGGCGGGCGTAGAAGAAGGCCAGGACCTCGGCGACATCGGCGCGCGAGCGGATGCCTGTCGAGACATTCCATTCGCCGCGGGAGCGCTGCCATTGCGCCACGCGCTGCTCGCGGCCGCTTTGAGTGGCGGTGATCGCCGTCAGGAACCGCGGCCCGCCACTGGCCCCGTAGGCGATGGTGGCCGGGAACTGCACATCGTGAAAGTCGGTCATCGGATCTCCTACCGGTTGCGCCGTGCCCGCGCGATCGCGCGGCTCATCTCGGCGGTGATCTGGCCCTGCGAGCGCCGGAAGCTGTCGGCATCGGGCGTGGTGATGCTCATGTTCACGGTGACGCCGCCGCCATTGCCGCGGTCGCCGCCACCACCGCCGCGCTGCGTCTCGGCGACCTCGCGGCGCGACAGCACCCGCTCACCGCGCTGCAGGATCGCGGGGACCTCGTCCGGGCGGAGCCCGACCATGCCGCCCGCGTGCAGTCGGGGTGCCCCGGCGAAGGCCATGGCCGGCACTTGCCGCTGCGGCAGCGCCGAGACACCGATCACGCCGCCCGAATGCGCCACCGCCGCGGTGAGACTGCCTCCAAGCCCGCCCCCGATCCCGCCGAGCGCGCCGCCCAGCCAGTTGGCGAGCGGTCCGAGCACCGCCGAGCGCAGCGCGATGCGGGTGATGTCCTCGAGGATCGAGTTCGCCAGATCGCGGAAATCCACCTTGCCCTTCGTGACCAGCGCCAGAAGCGCGTCCTCGGCCCCGCGGAACGCACTGACCAGCGCATCGCCGATCTGGCGGCCGGTCTCCATTGCACTGTCCGCATGGCCCTGAAGGCTTTCTGTGACCGCGTCCCAGCCCCGCGCTGCCGTCTCTCCCGCCGCCGCGATCGCGTTGCCGGCCTCCGTGGCCGCCGCAGCCGCGCGCCCCGCGGCACCGCCGCTACCGGAACCAGCTGTTGCACCGTCCCTGCCAGCACCAGAGACGCCATCGAAGGCCTCACCGATCCCGGCCACGGAGTCCGCCGCCCCATCGGCCGCCTCCGAGGTCCGGGCCAGCACCTCGCGGATCGCCGCGACCGACTCCAGCGGCCCGGTTGCCGCGGCGCGCAGTTCGTTGGCCACGCCGCGCAGGGCGTCCTGCGTCGCACGCGCCTCATCGGCATAGGCCCCGAGCCCGAGATCGGGGACCTGGTACTCCCGCTCGAAGGCTTGCGTGAACGCCTCCGCCGCCCGGCCGCCGGCATCACGCGCCGCGCCTGCGAACCGGGCCTCAAAACCTCCAAGACTGACATCGTCCAGCGCCCCGATGCGCAGCCCGCCGTCGCCCACGGCCCATGCCGGCAGCGCGGCGAGCACCGTGTTGATGCCGGCGATGAAGCGGTTCACGCGCCCGATCACCGCGTTCAGCATCCGCTCCACGCCGCGCACCATGGCATTGGCCGCACCGGTCACAACCTCGCCCAGCACTACCGGCAGATCGGACCAGATCGCGCTTGTTGCTGCAAAAGCCCGGCGCCAGGTGTTGATCATGAGCGACGCCCCGCGCGCCACCGCGTCCAGGCTGGCCTGCACGCCGTCCGCCACGCTGGCGCGGATCCCCGCCCAGGCGGCGGCCACCGTCGCCCCGAGCGCCTGCGCCCCGGTGCCCATGCGGTCCCAGGCCTCGACCGCCACGCCGCGCATGAGATCCAGGGCGTTTGAGAATCCACCCGCCGCCGCGACCAGCCGACCAAAGCGCAGGATCAGCTCCTGCGCGCCGATCACCAGCGCCACAAAGGGCAGCCGGATCAGCGCCCCGCGCAGCACCGCGAGCGCCGTGGCCAACCCGCGCACGCTGACAGCTGCCACTGCCAGCCCCGCAACAAAGCGCCCGGCCACCAGCCCTGCAACCGCCGCGACCGTCGCCGCCAGCCGGTCGAGATTGCCCAGCACCAGCTCTATAGCGCGACCCACGGGCCCGCTGCGCTCGGCAAGTGCGGCCATCGCATCGGCCGCGGCCTCGAGCGCCGGGGCCGCGGCGACCGCCAGCTGGTTGGCCAGCCCGCGCCAGATCAGCCCCAGCCGCGAGATCGCATCGTTGGTGCGCTCGATCTGTGCGGCGTCCTGCGCGGAAACCACCACCCCGAAGGCGCGCACGTCTTTCGTCGCCTGGCGCAGCGTGGCGCTGTCGATCCGGCCCATGGCGATGGAGCCTTCCTCGCCGAAGAGCTGGCCTGCGACAGCGGCGCGCTCGGCCGTCGGCACGAACTCCTCGATGGCAGCATTGATCGCCCCCACACGCTCATCGAGCGGCAGCGCGATCAGATCGGTGGCCGACAGCCCCAGCCGGTCCAGCGCATCGGCGGCGGGGCCGGTCCCGGCCGCGGCCTGGCTGAGACGGCGCGTCAGGTCCTTGGTGGCCTGCTCGATGCCCGACATC